TGAGGCATGACATTGACTGGAAAAAAGTCCATGTCAAGGTCGGCCAGCGAGTCCCCGTCTATCCGTTCTCTTGGCTTGGTCAACCATTTATTGGAGTGGTTGAGAAAATAAAGATGAATAAATATGGCAGGGTTAGTTATGTAATTGGTGGCAGAGAGGTTATGGCAGAGGAATTGTTGCCAGCAAAAGATCAAGCAAAACTTAAGATGAAGGTAGAAGCCAAACTCAAGGAGAAGAACACATGAGCGCCGCATTCGATTACAGCGGACCGAGCAAGATCGGCCAGGAGCTTGAGCGCGAGGCCAAGCTGCGCCGCGCTGGCTCCAAGATGGTCGAGAAGCTACGAAAGGCAGGTAAGGAGCCGATGTATATCGTGCTGACCAAGAAGCCTGGCACCGACAGGCTGGCAAAGGATGTCGCCCTCAAGGACGGCAGAACGATCTAATGAACCGAGAAGAAAGAGAGCAACACGATGGCCCGTACCAAAGAGCAATCAGACAAGGCCGTCAGTTCGGCAGGGCTGAACCTGGACTTCTCACGCTCACCCGTCATCTACGACTTCATCAAATCCAACGCCTTTGTGCAGGGACTGATGGGGCCTGTGGGGTCTGGGAAGAGCTACGGCTGCGCCAGCAAGATCTTCATCAAGGCTGTCCAGCAGAAGCCATCCCCGATTGACAATATCAAATACAGCCGCTGGGCTGTGGTGCGTAACTCGTACCCGATGTTGAAGACCACCACCATCAAGACCTGGCTGGATCTCTTTCCTGAGTCCACCTTTGGCCCGATGCTGTGGACACCGCCGATCACCCACCACATCCGCTTGCCTGCCCGCGATGGCGCGGCTGGGATCGACATGGAGGTCATCTTCCTGGCGCTCGACCAGCCAAAGGATGTCAGGAAGCTGCTCTCGCTCGAGCTCACGGGTGCCTGGGTCAACGAGGCGCGAGAACTGCCAAAGGCTGTGATCGACGGGCTCACCCACCGTGTTGGCCGCTACCCTACCAAGCGCGATGGGGGCGCTACCTGGCACGGCATCATCATGGACACCAACCCTATGGATGACGACCACTGGTGGCACAACATGGCCGAGAAGGAGCGCATGACCGGCCCGTATGCCTGGAAGTTCTGGAAGCAGCCAGGCGGCGTGATGGAAGCCAACCCGGATGATCTGCCCGAGAACCCCGAGGCCAACGACCATGTGTTCTCTGCCGGCAAGTGGTGGAAGATCAACCCGCAGGCCGAGAACCTGCACAACCTGCCTGCTGGCTACTACCCCCAGATGCTGCTGGGCAAGAACCTGGACTGGATCCGCTGCTACGCAGGGGGCCTCTACACCTATGTGCAGGAGGGTCGCCCGGTCTGGCCAGAGTACGACGACAGCACCATGAGCGGGGACACCGCGGTCGATCCGACCGTGCCGATCCAGGTTGGCCTCGACTTCGGACTGACTCCTGCCGCGACGATTGGCCAGCGACTGCCCAATGGGCGCTGGGTGATCCACGATGAGATCGTCACCTTCGACATGGGGCTCGAGCGGTTTGGCCACCAGCTGCTGGCCATGTTGAATGAGATGTACCCCAACCACCAGATCCTGCTGTGGGGCGACCCGGCTGGCCAGGCGCGGGATGCGATCTACGAGGTGACCAGCTTTGAGTTCCTGCGGACGCTCGGCCTGCGTGCCCAGCCCACCGCCAGCAACGACTTCAAGGTGCGCCGCGAGGCTGCTGCCGCGCCCATGCAACGGCTGATCCAGGGACAGCCTGGGCTCATCGTGAATCGGAAATGCAAGCTCCTCCGCAAGGCGTTGGGCGGCGGCTATCACTTCAAGCGAGTATCCATCGGATCTGGCCAGGAGCGCTTTAGGGATGCCCCTAACAAGAACGAGCACTCGCACATTGGCGACTCGTTCGGCTACCTGATGCTAGGTGGCGGCGAGTACAACCGCATGGTGCGTCAGCCGACCCTTGGTGGCCAGGCACCCAAGATGGTTGTGGCCAATACTGACTTCGACATCTTCGGATGATCTACGACCAGGCCAACCTCATGCCGCTGCCAAAGGGCGCTCGGTGGATACCGTTCGCGCCAGACAGGCTCCACGAGCTGCAGGATGACCTCGACGATGAAACATCAGCCAGAGTTATCCACAATGCTGCCAAAGGCCTGTCTGGAATGCTTGAGATCAATGGCGTGCTTCTGTGCGCCGTTGGACTGATTGACCATGGCCGCGGTATTGGCGAGGTCTGGGCCGTCATCGACCGCAAGCGCAAGCACATCCACCCTCTCCTGCTGACCCGCGCAGTGCGGCGTGTGGTATCTATCGCGGCGGTATACATGGGTTTGGGGACTGTTCAGATGTTTGTAAACTCAGCCAGAACGGATGCCCAGGATTGGGCTGTTGCATTGGGGTTCAGCTTGCATGGTGAGCTCACGATATACGGCCATCCGGAGCTCAATCACTTCATTTATTCAAGGAGTATCTAATGGCTGCAGCAGCACCAATCCTACCCGCATTAACTGCATTCGCAGCTGTGAAGACAGCTATTGACGCGAACAAGGCTCGCCAGGAGGCCAAGTCGATGGCCGCTTCTGCTCAAGCCCAACAAGCAGAGCAAGCAAAGATCGCCCAGGAAAATGCTTCAGCGATGCAATCCCAGATGGAGGCTCAGACACGCGCACAGGAGGCGGCGGCAGCAGCAGCCCGTGAGCGCCTGGCAGCAGAGCAGAAACGGTACGCAGAGGAAAAAGCTCAGATGGAAGCAGAGGCCAAGAAGCGTGCCGAGGAGCTCGAGGCACAGCGCCGGGATATGGCAGAGCGAGAGTCTGGCCGTATTCGCGCCCGTGTTCGCGGTGGCCGTCGAGCTCTTCTATCCGATGCCCGCTTGAACCCAGAGGTCGGCGTGTTGGGTGGTGGCACTGACATGGGGGCAATGCAATGAGCCCCGACAAAAAGATCGCCAAGGTGATGGGCGAATACAAGGAGGGCACCCTGCACTCTGGCAAGGGTGGCCCAGTGGTCAAGAGCCGCGAGCAAGCTATCGCCATCGCCATGTCGGAAGCCAAGCGCATGAAGTCACGCAAGCGCAAGGGCGGCTTGATGGATGGGGCAACACCATGAAAATTGAAATCTCCATAGAAAAGAACGGCGAAAAGAACGGCGAGAAAAAGCCCATGGAAAAAGACATGGAAGAGCTGATGGACGAGCAAAAAATTGCGCTTGGCCAGAAGCTAAAGAAAGGGTACTCGATGACTCGCAAGGAGCGCACCCTGTTGGCCAACTATCTTCTAAGTGAAGAGGAATCGTGAAAAAAGAAGTTTGGGAAAAGCCACGCCCCAAAGACCTTGGCAAATCTAAGGAGCTGTCTGCTGGCCAGAAGCGCATGGCAATGCGCCGGGCGCAGAAGGCTGGCCGTCCATATCCCAACCTGATCGACAACATGGCTGCGGCCAGAGGGAAAAAGTGAGCAAGTACGAAGACCCAAAGGGTGGACTGACCGAGGCCGGTCGGCGCAAGTTCGAGCGCTCTGGAGAGAGCAAGAACCTGCAGCCTGGGGTCAAGGAGTCGAGTCCAACTGGCGAGAAGGCTCGCCGCAAGGGATCGTTTCTGACGCGCTTCTACACCAACCCAAGTGGCCCGCTGGTCAATGACAAGGGTGAGCCGACCAGGTTGGCGCTGGCCGCGAACGCATGGGGTGAGCCCGTGCCACGCACCGCAGCCTCTGCCGCTCGCCTTGCCGCCAAGGGCCGCAACCTGCTGGCCAAATACAAGCTAGAGAAAGACTGACATGGAATACGACAAGACAGCACCAGGCGGGATGCGCCTGACCCCAGACCAGATCATCAAGCGGCAGGCCATCGCCCAGACCAAGAAGGACGAGTTCCAGCAGCTGTATCAGGATGCCTACGAGTTCGCCCTGCCACAGCGCCAGCTGTACGGGGTCTGGGAGGGCGGCGCCACGGGATCCAAGAAGATGCAGCGGGTCTTCGACTCGACGGCCATCAACAGCACCCAGCGCTTCGCCAACCGCCTGCAGTCGGTGGTCTTCCCGCCCCAGCGCAAGTGGTCGCGCCTCGAGCCAGGCCCCATGATCCCCATGGATCGCCGTGGCCAGGCGCAAGAGGTTCTCGACTCCTACAGCGACAAGATGTTCGCGGTGCTCAAGCAGTCCAACTTTGACATCGCCATCGGTGAATTCCTGCTCGACATGGCCGTTGGAACCGCCTGCATGATGGTGCAGCCTGGCGACGATGTGACCCCGATCAACTTTGTCCCCGTGCCGCTCTTCCTGGTCAGCTACGAGGAGGGGGCCAATGGCCAGGTGGATAATGTGTATCGACGGATGCGGATGAAGGCCGAGTCGATCCAGCGCCAGTGGCCAGATGCCAAGATCCCGGATGCCCTGCAGCGAGTCATTGAGGAGAAGCCTACCGAGGACATTGAGCTCCTCGAGGCCACCATCCACGATCCCAAGCGTGGGGACTATTGCTACCATGTGATCTGGAAGCATGGCAAAGAGGAGCTCGTCTACCGCCGCCGCAAGACGAGCCCCTGGGTGATCTCCCGCTACATGAAGGTGGCTGGCGAGATCTATGGGCGCGGCCCGCTGATGACGGCTCTGCCAGACATCAAGACCCTCAACAAGACCATCGAGCTCCTGCTCAAGAACGCGAGCCTGGCGGTCGCTGGTGTCTACACCGCTGCCGACGATGGGGTGCTCAACCCCAACACGGTCAAGATCACCCCTGGCGCGATCATCCCGGTCGCCCGCAACGGTGGCCCCCAAGGCCCTGCCCTGCAGGCGCTGCCCCGTGCTGGCGACTTCAATGTGACCCAGCTGGTCATCAACGACCTCCGACAGAATGTGAAGCGCATCCTGCTGGACGAGTCGCTGCCTCCCGACAACATGAGCGCCCGCTCGGCCACCGAGATCGTGGAGCGCATGAAGGAGCTCGCGCAGAACCTGGGCTCTGCCTTCGGTCGCCTCATCAACGAGACGATGATCCCGCTGGTGGCCAAGATCCTCGAGGTCATGGATCAGAAGGGCATGATTGATATGCCCCTTCAGGTCAACGGCCTCGAGGTCAAGGTGGTGCCGGTGGCCCCCCTGGCCATGGCTCAGAACATGGAAGAGGTCAACGCCATCATCCAGTTTCAACAACTGATGCAGCAAGGCTTCGGCGTGGATGGCCAATTTGCAATCAAGACCGATGCGGCTGTGGATTACATTGGGGATAAGCTGGGTGTACCTGCAGCAGTCCGCAATGACGCTGCAGAGCGAGCCGTCCTCATGGAGCAGGCGCAGGCGCAGCAAGAGCAGGCGATGGCCGCGCAGGCAATGCTGGCTCAAGCCCAGGCTGCGCCTGTCCAATCTGCAACCGCACCCATTGGAGGCTAAATGGCTGGCTGGGATGACCTAGAGAACGACGAGATAAGCGCCGACATCCGCGATGCCAAGCAGCAGCGCGACGATACCGCGAGGCTCTGCCTGCGGGTGTTCGGTTCCGAGGACGGCCAGAAGCTGCTCGAGTGGCTGCAGCAGATGTATGTGAATGTGCCCATCGCCGTGCCGGGCACAGACCCCTCCTTCGCTTTTTACGCTGAAGGGTGCAGAAGCGTGGTGCGGGACATTGAGGCGCGGATCAACCAAGCAAGGAAACTATGAGCGACACAAATGACCAACCCGGTGGCGACACCGGCCTATTGGACAGTGCAACCATCGAAGACCCCAGCAAGCCAGTCGATAACGCCCAGGCGGCGCAGATCGACCACAAAGCGCCAGCCGATGGCGCGACAACCGCCAGCGAGACTGGCGCACCAAAGACTCGCCCCGAGTATCTGCCAGAGAACTTCTGGAATGCAGATAAAGGCGAGGCCAACCTGGAAGCCATGTCCAAGAGCTGGAGCGATCTTCGCAAGATGATCTCCTCTGGCAAGCACAAAGCCCCAGAGAATGGCAAGTACGATACCTCCGTCTTTGGCGACACCGACATCGAGAAAGACCCCCTGGCCAAGTCTTATGTTGACTGGGCGCAGAAGTGGGGTGTGCCCCAGGGCGCATTCGATGAGCTCGTTGGCCAGGTATCCGAGCTGGCCGCGCAGAACGCCGAGCCGCCCATCGACACCGCCGCCGAGCTCAAGTCCCTGGGCCCCAACGGCGCTGCCGTGGTCAACGGCATGGTGGACTGGGCTCGAGGCCTGGTCAACAAGGGGGTCTGGAGCAAGGACGACTTTGAGGAGTTCAAGTTCATGGGCGGCACCGCCAAGGGGCTGCGGGCTCTGATGAAGGTGCGCGAAGCCTACGAGGGCCGCATCCCGATCGAGAGCGCCCCGGTCGAGGGAGCTCCCAGCAAGGAAGAGCTCTATGCCATGGTGGCCGATCCCAAGTACAAGACCGACCCGGCATTCCGTCAGAAGGTCGAGCGGATGTTCAACCAATTCGCAAATTGATTCTCCTCGGGAGCCTGCGGGTTTCCTATCCCCGCAGTTGCCTTTGACCCAGCTTCGGCTGGGTCTTTTTTGTCCAGTTCCCAACCCCCCCCTTGCGCGGTGTTGTATTTGCCCTACAATCAAACCAAGGCCAACCGAGCAATCGGCCCTGACCGCAGCGAGACGCTGACGAGTGGCTGGCGCAACCAGCAAGCATGGCCCAGGCTTCCT